ACTTAATCTGTTTCTGTTCTCATCAATAGATTTAGGTGATCCGCCTACAAGCTCTCTAAACAGAGATAGTGCGCTTGTTGCAACATCGATAGCGGGTGTTAATTTTTGCCCTATTGAGATTGCTAGTGAATTAAACTCACTGGCTGCTTTAGATAGTTTAAAATCTAAGCTTTCTTTAATGACCGAAGCTGCTCTTGCTGCCTCACCTTGTGAGTTTGTAACTTTATCAACCACCGCTGCATACTGGGTAAACTTACCAGATGCAATAGCTATGACTGCGTTAGCTGCTCTTTGTTCTGGAAATAGCTTTCTAATAGAAGCAACGTTGCCTTGGGTCTTATCTGATACCTCTTGCAAGAATCCAGCTAGACCCTTTGACTTTAAAGCTGCTGCACTAAATTCAATCCCTAAGTTTCTAGCCGCTTGTGCAGCGTCTGGTGTAGGTTTAGATACTGAAGCAATAGCACCAGCAATACCTGTAATGGCCTGTTCAGTTGTTAATGATCTAGAGTTTAAAAATGCAATTGTACCACCAAGCTCTCCAATAGAAATGCCTGATGCGGCTGCAACGTTAGTAACTCGACCCATACTATTAGCTAGCTCTTCAAACTTGGCACCTGATGCTTGTGTGACCGCTACGAGTGTGTCAGTAATTTGTGCGGCCGTAACACCTTGATCACTGTAAGCGTTAAATGTAGCTGTAATTAATCTAGTGGCAACGTTTAAATCAACCAGTCCAGATAATGCAGCATCGTTAGCGCCTACTAATATGCCAAAAGCTTTTGAGCTATCTTCAACACCATTTGATACTGCTTCAAAAAATGCTTTAGCTTGTGCAGTTGGTGATGTCCCGAATCTCTCAGACACCTTAGCAAGAGCAAGGGACTGATCATTAGTTAGTTTAGCGTTCTTTGGAAGTGTTGAATTAATTTCTGCAATAGCTCTAGAAAATTCTCTCGCCTCGCTAACTACTGATGCAAAACCAGACTTTAAAAGCCCTATTGCTCCCGTGACAGCGTTAGCCCCTAAGTTGCCTATGAATGATGCTTTAATCCTGCCAAACTGGTCACCAGCTTGAGCTAATGCGCTAGAAAGGCTTTTAACCTCTTCTTTGACTTTCTTAGTTTCGCCAGCGTTCTTCTTTAGAACCGCGCTTAGTTGGTCTTCTATAACTTTAAGTTGAAACTCAATTTTTTCTGACATTTCTTAAAGCTCCCTTAATCCATCCATAAAGCCAAACCTTCGCAAAGCAAAACTCTTTATAATCAAGAGTCATGCCCATATCAACCATGCACTCCATGTCTAGATACGTGCGAATATCAACAGTCAAATTTCTAAAAGACTTTCTCTTATACTCTTCAACACCATCAAGGAATAACTTATCCGTAAACTTCATACCCGAATTAACAAATACTATCGCATCAGGTATTAGGTCTTTTTTTTAAAACACTCCATAGCTTCATTTAAAACTTCATCAGCAATTTCGCTTAGAGGTAATAAACTAATACGAGCATCTTTCAAAAAGTCTTCATAGCTTGGCGACTCTTCTATACCGGATAGGTCAATGATGTTGCCCATGTGTTGAATCATGTCAGCTTTCGCTTGTAAGACTCGCTTGTCAGGGTTAAAGGGATCACTAATATCTAGTAAATATAAAATCTCTGTTGCGTAGGGCATCCTGTATTTCAGGACACCCTTTGAAGTTTCTTTTTCTTTATAGCTCATAAGTCCTTATAGGAAGTTGAAGAAGATATCTTTTCCAGTGCTTGTCACAAAACCTTTAAGTGTGAACTCAGCTTGGATAAAGGAATCCCCTGTAGTGGTATAAGCACTAACAGTAGCATTTTGAAGGTAAGCATTAAAGCACTTTCCAGGTATCCAGTTCCCACCAGACTTAGGGCCAGCATTAAGCATAGCTTGAACACCATTATTTTTAAGTAATGCGTCTAATAAAGATGCGTCATACTTGTTAAGTGTAGCAGTTACAGACATTTCAGCAGAGCGAGATGTAGGAATTTTAGAAGCCACTCCTGTATCTTCGCAAATACAGTCTTCATCTTCAACTTCTTTAGAAACTGTGATCGATACCGACTGAGCACAGATACAAACATTGTCAGATTGATTACCAATAAACAATTCAGCACCCTTGATAACAATTGAATCAACAGTGTCAAATGATGGAGTAATAGCAGAGGTAAGATCAAGCGCGTTATCAGAAACATAAGTTACTGAACCAGTATCATCAGAACCGACCACGAAGCCTAACTTAGTTCCGATAGAGTTAGCAGTGTTAGCTCCTGAGTTCCATTCAAGATCAAGTGTGGCAGATGTGCTAGACGCAATAGTAAATTTACCATTAGAGCTTGAATAGCTAACTGTGTAAGCTTCAGATGAAACGCTATTCATTGCAGTAGCAAGAGCGTCTGCAAGATCAATAGGAGTTTTATAAATTCTCTCAGCAACAGAAGCAGCAAAAGTTCCAGCATCGTCTGTAAAGTCTAAAAACTTTGTAGAGGCTGTAATAGTAATTGGATTAAAAAAGTAACGAGTACCTTGATAAGAAAATTCAACCTCACCAAAACCATTAGCATCAGCAGTTACTGAAACTTCTGTAGCTGTATTACCAGCAGAAACTTCGATAGCGTGACCATTACCTAGGTATTTAGTAGTTGAAAAAGTCGGGTGACCTTGAGCTACAGGCTTATAAGTAATTGCCTTACCTAGATTAACTCCGAGTGCTGGAGCGTTGTTTAGTTTAAAGTTGAGTGAAAGATCATCACCAGAAATAGAGTTAACGTTTCTGATTGTGTAACCATTTGAACCATCTTTAACTAATACCGCTTGTCCCTGCTCGAACAATGCGCCCTCTCCAGTATCAACTTTGACAGTTGAAACAGTTGAAGCAGCAACAGTGTTATATTCTGTAGCATTAACAGTCTTGGCACCAAAAACTGATTCGTAAAGAATCCCTGACTCTGGCTCTTGACCTTCAACACCTGAATGCTTTAAGTATGCTGAGTGAGACCCTGAAACAGCTTCCTTGCCGATTAGTCCCTTAGCAGCACCAATATCATTTAAAAGCTCATCGTTTTCTAGTAGTTCAGGCTCATAGTTAAGCGAGTTACCTGGACGTAAAGGGATAAAATCTGCCCCTACTGTCGGAGGTAAATATTCACCACCTGTTACTTCTTTTTTGATAGCGAAAATTGACGCTCTCTGCAAACCGGCCATAAAGACTCCTTAAATTAATTCACTTATAGTTATTGTAAATGTGACTTCGCACAAAAGATATTTCTTTTCATCTGCCTTTAGCTCTTGAATTCCGCTAATGTTTGTTACGTTTATTATGTCTATGATCTGCTCTTGACCAATCTCGTTTGGTGAGTGCAAAAGCATTGCTAATGATTGCTGATCCTCTAGCAGTGCCAATGTAACAACATCAAAGCCATTTTCTTTGCCAGCTAACGAAACAAACTGGCGCATCATAACGACTGTAAACTTCCTAGATAGAGATAAGTCGCAAAACTCTTGATCTTCTCTATTGGCTTCTTCAACCTTAATGCCCCATGCGTTCTTTCTAACTAGGTCGGGGTTTTCTTCGATTGTGTATGGATTATGTAGACGAGTCTTACCAGTAAAGATTGTTTCAATCTCTGTGATTAGTGCTGGATATACAGTGCTCAGTTTACTCATCTAGAAAGCCATCCTTGCTGCTTAATAACGTCCACTCGGTCAACGATTGCATTGTTATTAGTGTCCACGATGTATTTTGATAAGTCTATGCGTTGCACGTACTCAAGGCGCGCTTTATCTTTCTGTTCAGCATAATCATTGCCAAACGAGTTGAAGATGATCTCAGCAGTCTTACAGACAGCAGCAGGAATAAGGATCTCTCTATCTAGCAATTGCTCTTTACCTAATATGACGTTCTTTCTTTTTAAGTACTGGATGATTAAATCAGCAGCTTTAACATGCTGTTCTTGCCATGTGGTTTTACCAACTTCAAATGCTGCAAGAAACGTAGCGTCATTGAATATGGGGTACTCAGAAAATAAGTCCTCATCACTTGAGAAAAGACTTCCAATCCACTCCATTTCAATGCTTGGATCTAGATCAATGTTAAAGCTAATCTTAGTCCAATACTTGTCATAAACCTTAATGCTAGTAAGCTCATCAATCGAGTTACCCGATGAGTTTGTATCTGAATAGAGCCATGATTCATCTCTATCTGGTGTGAACTCCACAAACCCAGACATAGTTAGACCATAAGTGTAGTCATTTACATGTACAGCATTAGCCCAACCGCTTGCACTCCAATAGCTAATATTCATCGTAGCGTTGGCAGTATTTAAAACTGAACCCATCTTTATGTAGAAGTGATTCAAAGGAAAGTCAGACGCTAAGTAAATAGCATCAGAAGTAGTGATTGAAGTGATATATGTGTCAGACTTATAACTATTGATTTCTTTAGTTATTTCTTGAACGTTAGTATTATCTCTAAAGAATATTCTCATTTAATCACCTTGTTTTTACTTGTATCTAGTAGATTTCTCTCCAGCTAATCGATGCAAAGCTGCTGAATTATTGTTTGATGGTAAATCACCTCTAAACTTATCTTTCTCAAGATCTCTTGAATTGCTACTTAGTTCCAAGAGTGCCTACCTGTTCTTTGATGAAATCTTCAGAACTAGCTTCAAACCATGCGTACCAAAAACCACCAACAAACATTATATCGTAAGAGTGGTAAGCTGATCTCTTTACGTTGTTAGTAAGCATTAATGACTTCAAACCCTCTGGGCTTTTAGCTTTTAGATAAAACTTAATTACGTCTACATTTTTCATTAAGCCACTTTGTTAAACAAAACAGGGCAAGCCTAAGCCTACCCTGTTTTTAAAATACTTAACTAGATTACGGAGTAGTTTCGATAACTACAAGGCGCTTACCAGAGTCAAGCACTGAACAACCATAAGTTGTATCAAGTGACCATCTCTGTCCAAGCTCTTTAAGGTCATAGAAATTCTGAACTCTAGGAGTCTGAGAAAATGCATAACCAGCAGAAGAAGGGTGGAAGAAAAGTGACTTAGTAGTAAGACCAGTGTGAAGAACTACTTTCATACCAAAAACCATACCGATTTCGCCACTCATGATTGGCTGATTAGAGCCATACTTAGAAGCATCAATAAAGCTATCGATAGCAAGAGCGTTTTTCTCTTGAACTGAACCGATCATCATAACACACTCGCGTGGGTCAATGTTCTGATCAACTAAAAGTTTGCGAGCATTAAGAACGTCTACTAGCTCAATGTCTTCGTTAGTAGCATCATTGTACTGAATAACGTGATCAGGAGCAGAAGCAGAAGCACCGGCAATCATTTGAGCGATCGCATAAGTGTCAAAGTCCAATGCAAGATTTTTAGAAGCTTTCATTAATGCG